GATGAGTTGCCAGCAAAGACCTGATGTTACTGCGAGTATTCAGGCCAGCCTATGGATGCGGCTGATGTATACCAATAAAAGGTGACGCAAGCGCAGGCGGTAAAACTGTCGCATTACCAGTGTTAAAACATTCGACCGTCACCGCTTAGCTTTATTGCTTACGTGGCGGTTTTCGTTTCTACCCATCAGCAAAATCATCTTTCACTCAAAGTGTCTTATGAGTTGTGTTTGGAGAAACTCGCTGACGGGTCTTTTCATTCTGTGTCACTCAATAGGATGGTGGTCAAAGTCTTGGCAGCCGGAACTAGACGGAAGTCAGCAAGCAGTGTTGTGAAACACCGCAAACCTGGCGAATCAGAATGTTGAATCTGGCTGGTCGATCCCTCTATCCGCACTCTCGCTCGCTGCATTTGCTGTTGTCGTCCAGCCAATTAATTTGGAGACGCATCATGTTCATTCCAGTAGATAGATCATTGATGCGAACTCAAGACTATGACTCTTGTTTGCATCAAGTCTGTGAACAGCTATCAGCGTCAGGTATCGCCAACTTCTTTCATAAAAACGAACATTACGAAGGTGAGCGGTATATCGAGTTGATTGATTTAAACAAAACTATCGTTCCAACCATCAACCATGTTGACCATGGCATTAACCTGAACATCACAGGAGCATCGATATGAAGAATCCAATCGTTGCCACAGTGAATGAAAAATCTATTTATCTCCGACTCGTCAAAACGATGGAACCGTATAAGGCCATTGTTGCCGTTCCAAAAGAAGTGAAGGCAGAGTTTGAGCGAAAGGGCATTCAATTCTTTGATCGTGATGGTTTATATCCATTCGTACCTTACAAGATGACCAAAGAGCGTGTTGGCGGTTGGCTGACCATAACCATAAAACAGGATCCGCTATGAGCGAAACAGTTAATCAGGCGGGTCAACTCGCTAACGAGGTGGTCAAGTTCGCCCCGCCAGCTACATACGTTGCAGCAACCAAGTTCTTGGGAATGTCGCCAGCTGAATGGGTTACCTGGCTAACAATCATCTATCTGCTAATTCAGTTGGCGCTTGCGTTGCCAAAGCTTGCTAACTACTACGGTCCAAAGATAACTCGTCAGTATTTGTCGTTATCGCTATGGATTAAATCAAAGAGAGGTAAATAACAGTGGACATCATTTCTCTGTTGCGGTTTGAAGAAGGTTATTCAGAAACCCCGTATTACTGCTCTGAGGGTTATCCAACGGCAGGAACCGGAATTAAGTTGGGGCCGAAGGGGGCGCCACTCAGTAACTACCAGTTCAAAATCTCCAAAGCCGTTGATGCGGTTTGGTCTGCTGAAATTGTTCAACAGAAATTGACTGAGATGAAAGATTCAAAAGCAATCTTATCTGCACTGAATTCCTGCAATGACGCTCGTCAGGCGGTTCTTATCTCAATGGCGTATCAGATGGGTAGTGATGGCCTTGCTAAGTTCGTAAACACATTGCGTGCCATTGCTGAAAAGCGCTGGACTGATGCGAAAGCTGGGATGCTGAACAGTGCCTGGGCGAAACAAACACCGAATCGAGCCAAGCGACACGCACAGCAAATGTTTACCGGCGAGTGGTCACCGGAATACAAATAACACTCTGGGGGTTTTATGGATGTTTCATCTGCACTTGATGCTGGTTTAACCGCATTAAGCACGGTCTCTTCCGTGATGGGTGGTGGCGCTGTTCTAGCGGCCGTACTACCAAAAGCATCAGACGATGCAATCAAGATTTACAAGATTATCCGCTTCATTGTCGATTTCGTTGGTGCGAACTGGATCAACGCAAAGAACGACACAAGTCAGTAACTGGTCTCTTGGTGGTGCGTGTCTTACCCTGTGGCACGTAAAAGCATCCGGTGTTAGCTATGAAATCGCCTCCTTTTCGATGGAGCCCACCGTAAATGCAAACGGGGTAGGCTAGGTTTGTATCTCGCGCATTGACAAGAATCGAGAGAGTTCTCCGACATGACCAGTTCCGAGCTGGTGCCGGTATTTCGGTGATTATCTGTAGCAAGGTAATCAAGAGCGCATTCATTGAGTGTGCTGCTGATTATCAATTGGAGTAATGAAAAATGAGCAGTCCAGACTGGGAGCAGATAGAGAATGCTTACCGTGCTGGCGTTCTCTCATTGCGTGAAATTGCATCTGCACATGGCATTACGGAAGGTGCTATTCGCAAGCGAGCAAAACGTGATGGATGGTCAAGAGACCTAACAGCAAAGATTAAAAGTAAAGCCGATGACTTGGTACGCAATAGCGCGGTACGCAGTGAGGTACGCACAGAGAGTTCAGTTCCAGATCGCGTACTGATAGAAGCTAACGCAGAAGTTATTGCCACTATCCGACTTGAACATCGAAGTGATATTTCACGCTCAAGAAACCTTGTTATCAAGCTGCTTGAAGAATTGGAATCCCAAACTGAGAACCGTGATTTATACGATCAGTTAGGTGACCTGATGCGCAAGCCAGATGATAAAGGCATGGACAAGCTCAATGACCTGTACCACAAGGTTATCAGTCTATCGAGTCGTTCAAGCACTATCAAAACCCTATCAGATTCACTGAAAACGCTGGTCGGTCTTGAGCGTCAGGCATACGGCATGGATGAAGAGAAAAAAGATTCAACTGTTAGTGACTTGGCTGACCTAATGAAAGAGTTATCTGATGAGGCGTAGTTATGGCTTTACCTGCAGCACTAAAGATTGCGCTGCGGGATCGACTGTGGCGACTCAATAACCTTTACTTCATTACCGATAAACGAGGAAAGCGCGTCAAATTTAAAATGACGCCTGAACAACTCGAATATTACGAAGGCATTCACACACGAAACATCATCCTGAAAGCGAGACAGTTAGGGTTCACCACTGAGGTTTGTATTATCCAGTTGGATGCCGCGCTGTTTGAATCGGCCAAATGCGCATTGATTGCGCACACATTGAATGATGCAAAGCGATTGTTTCGTGAAAAGGTTAAGTTTGCTTATGACAACCTTCCTAATGAATTCAAATTAGCAAATCCGGCCAGCAATGACGCATCCGGAGAACTGGTATTCAAGAACGGTGGCTCGATTTATATCAGCACATCGTTTCGTGGTGGCACATTACGTTATCTGCACATATCAGAATTCGGGAAGATCTGCGCCAAGTTCCCTGATAAAGCGCGTGAAATCGTCACTGGTGCTTTCGAAGCTGTTTCTGATGAATGTTTTATCACGATTGAATCAACTGCAGAAGGTCGTGCAGGGTACTTCTTTGAATACTGCAGTGATGCAGAGAAACGCAGCCTATTAGGTTCAGTGTTATCTGCTCTCGATTGGAAGTTCTTTTTCTTCTCATGGTGGAAGAACCCGCTCTATTCGTTGCAGTCGGTTGTTAATCTTCCTGATCGACTTATTCAGTATTTTGCTGATCTGAAAGCAAAGCACGGCATCGAATTAACTCCAGAACAAAAAGCCTGGTATCACGCCAAAGAAAAAACACTTGGCGATGATATGAAGCGTGAATATCCGTCGATCCCTGCAGAAGCGTTCCAACAATCAGTTGAAGGTGCTTACTACGCTAAGCAATTCCGGTTCCTGTACGAAAACAAGCGTATTGGTGACATACCGAATAACGCACATCAACCAGTGATGACCTTTTGGGATATCGGTGTTGGTGATTCAACGGCGATCTGGTTCGTGCGTCAAATCGGTGAGCAATTCCATGTGATCGATTATTACGAAAACTCAGGTGAAGGTCTGCGGCACTACATGAAAGCGCTCAAGGATAGGGGTTATTCGTATTCAGAACACTGGGCGCCACACGATATTGAAAACCGTGAATTTGGCACCGATGGGAAAACCCGAAAAGAAACCGCCAGAAATGGCTATGAAATCGATGGTTCAAAATACTCAATCAATTTCAATGTAGTCCCAAGGCTTTCCATTGATGAAGGCATTGAGGCGGTGCGTGAGGTGCTACCGAAGTGCTGCTTTGATGAAACCAAATGTGAAGATGGGATCAATGCATTAGAAAACTACCGCAAAGAATGGGATGACAAACGAGGGTGTTGGAAAGACAAACCTCTACATGACTGGTCATCTCATGGCTCTGACTCATTTCGATATTTCGCTGTCGCTAAGCAAAATAAACGCAAAGGCGGTTCAACCGCGCCACTCAGAATATAAAGGATCCACTCAATGAGCGTATTCAAACCACTTCCAATCGTTGAAGAGTCGGAAGAGATCGACCAGATGATTGATGCGCTGATGGGTGGCACTAAGAAGATGCGCGATGCTGGTGAAACGTATCTACCAAAGTGGCCAAGCGAAGACGAAGAGGATTACAAATTTCGTTTATCTATCGCCACGCTGTTTCCTGCCTATCGAGAAACGATTGCAAACTCAACTGGTCGCGTCTTCTTTGAGCCGATCGAGCTGCAAGAAACTGTACCTGAACAAATCAAGAAGTGGTGTGAGAACATCGACTCGCAAGGTAATCGATTAGATGTTTGGGGGCAGAAGTATTTCAATTCAGGGTTGGCTCGTGGCTTGTCATTTGCCTTGGTTGATAAACCTCGGGGTGACAATGTAAAAACGAAAGCTGACGAGAAAAAACAAGGCATCAGACCTTACACGATATTACTGCACAAACGGCAGGTGATTGGCTGGAAGTCAAAACAATCCGAAGATGGCATGGTCTTAATTGAACTGCGTATCAAAGAGAAAGCCGAAGAATCAGACGGTCAATATGGCGTTAAGCATGTTGATCAAGTTCGCTTGTTTAAACTGGTTGGCACTGATTGCACTGTTGAATTGTGGCGTAAGGGTGCTGATGGTGAAGATGTTTTACACCAACAGCCATACAGTACGGGCATGAATAAAATTCCACTGGTGGTGTTCTACACACATCAGCTCGGATACATGCACGGTATTCCACCATTGCTTGATTTGGCTTACATGAATGTTGAGCACTGGCAATCAAAGTCAGACCAGCAGTCAATCACGCATATTGCTCGCGTTCCTATCCTTGGTTTGATTGGGTTTGATGACAGTACACCAATTACAGTTGGTAAACAGGCGTTAAAAATCCCGAATGGTGGTGATGCCAAATACATCGAGCACTCAGGGCAAGCGATTGAAGCTGGCCGAAACTCTTTAGCTGATCTCGAAGAACAGATGAAGAAGGCAGGCGCAAAACTGCTGGATAAAGACAACTCAGCAGCCAAAACAGCGACACAGTCTGACAATGAAAAGATGGAAGACTTATGCGCACTGGCAACCATGGCGCTGTCTTTTGAAGATGCCATCAACAACATTCTGCAACTCATGGCCGAATGGATGGGTTTACCTAATGGCGGCAGCTGCTCAGTCAATTCAAACTTCGAACCCGATGAAGAAGAAATCAATCCTCAGTTAGTCACCTCAATCGTTCAGGCATGGCAAGGTAATGCGCTTCGTAAGAAAGACGTCATACGCACATGGCAGAAAATCGGTCTGATTGACGATAGTGAAGACATTGACGAAGTATTGGCTGAACTTGAAGAAGAAACACCTGGTTTAACTTTCCCTACGGTGAATAACAATGCCCAAGACAACACAGGATCTAGCGACCCTGCTGCAGAGTCTGCTTGAACGGGCGAAAGCGGCGGAGCAAGTTAACCAAA